TCACGCCGCGTCAGGCCGGATAAGGCGACCTTTGTTATCGCGGGGCAGATTCAGATGTGACATTGGCCGTCTGGTTTTCCTAACCATCTCTTTTTGCTGCCAGGCGACTACTTTGCTTTTCAGCCATTTGTTTGGGCCGCCCATATATGAACAGTCTGGATCAGGGAAGGGGTTTTCGCTCTTTTTACGCTTGCGATAGCGATCCAGTGTTCTCGGTGTAATGCAGAGTTGTTCGCAGATATCGCGCGTTTTCATCAATTCGAGTTCATTGCTCATCATTATCTCCATTGGCCCCTTTCGGGGCCGTATCATTATCAGGAAACTTGCCCAACCAGTGCGCGCAGTCTACGTGCGCAATTCATAGCAGTAGCCACGTAACTGCAGCGTCGGTTAACCACCTCAACTGTGATTTTTGTGCCCTGTACCACGACGGTATAGGTCCGCTTCATTTTCTGCCGGCCATAATCGCCATAAAGCTCAACGTGTTTTGCCAGTGCCGCATCGCACGCCTGGCGGCCCAGTGGTGATTGTTTGCTTCGGTTAATCAGTCGCATATACACCTCACACAAAGACATCAACCGGATCGCCAGCTGCGCGCGCGTTGTCGTTCGCTTCACGGCGGAGGCCGAGAACATAGCCAACGGGATCCCAACTGGACAGAATTGCATTGAGCTCTTTATGGCTGTGCCATGTAGTCAGGCGCTTTTTAAGCTCGGTGGCGCAGGCGCGCACGTTAGCCCGGGTGGGGCCGGCCATCTTCATGCACAAGCACAAAGTCAGAAGCAGATCCGAATATTCGTCGGCGGCTGCGCGCAATGCTGCCGGGTCGATGCTGGCTTCCAGTTCGGGAAGGCGGTGTTTCAGGCTCATTTGGCACCTCCCTTACGACGAAGAGCCATTCTCAATCTGTTTTTCTCCAGTCTGGCTTTGCGTTGTGCGGGCGTTTCACGTTCGCGAGCGCGCGCATTAGATTCACGATTACGGCGGCGCCTGGCGTTGAGTGATTCGTCTTCGCTTCGTAAATGCATCCGAGGTTCCCCGTCCTTTGGCTCGGGCCACTGGCGCGCCTTATTTACCGCGAGCTTATCGATCATCGCCTGGGTAATCTGCTCGTCAGTGATGCCCGCTCTGCGCTGGGCATCCCACATCAGGAACTGCATATCAGCCCATTCGCTGTGGTCGTTAGGTTCCGCGGCAGCTTCAAGCGCTTCTATGCTGAGGTGTTTCAGTGGGCCAGCCGGACCAACATTGCCGAAGGTGGCATGTGACCATTCAGCGTGTTCGCGGCGAACCTGATTGCGAGCAAATGAGAACTCCCCCATCAGCGCTGCCAATACGATTTCAGTAATACGCAAATACATGGCTGCGCGGGACGGATTGCTGAATTCACCCTCTTTTAAAAACTTCGACATTTCCGCCACGTCAGCACGGCACACGGCGATTAATTGCTCATTAGTGAAGGTGGCGATATCAGTCATTCCAGGCCTCCAACTCGTTCTGAATTTCTTCATCAATAGCTTCGTTGCAGGCAAACGCATCAAGAATGAGCTTTGCGTCTTTGCGATAGTGTTCCCGACGTTCGTCGTACCAGTCTGAGAAAACCGACGACCAACCCTTAATACCAAAATCAGCTCGGGCGTTATCTTCTGCCATTCGTTCAACCATGCAGTAAGCCGTGGTGAGTGCAGCTTCGCGGATATACCCACGCAGATCGCGCTTACGCCAGACAGTGCTAAATTTTGAATCGCAGCGCCCTTTGAACTCAACTTCCCAGCGACGGATGCAACGTGCATTCAGTGATTTGCTCATATCGTTACCGGGAGGGCGAACCCTCCCGCCTCCCTTAGCCCACGTATTCCGGTTTCATGTCGTCCAGGGTGATGCGGAACTGGTCATACAGTTCATCACCGAGGTGGCGGCGCGATGAGATCAGGGTGCTTTCTGCCTTCGCGAATAATGCTTCTGCCTCCGGATCCCCCGGGTTAGGGAGTGAATTTATGGCGGCCTCAACTTTGTTCTTCGCATCAACAAGGTAGTAGCGTTTCACTGCCTTACTCTTCAGTTCGGTATACAAAGCAGTACCCAGCAGAGCTTTCTGTGATTCGATGTCTACACGAATTGCTTTGGCCTGATCCACTGAGTCAGCTGTATCAATCCGGTCTCGGAGTTCGTCAGCAACAGAGTCAACGTTAGATGCAGGCTCTTGCGTGCTGGTGGAATCGCCAACGGAGTGTGTTATCTCATTCAGAGTGACTTTTTCTGCCTGCGCCGGGTTGATAACCCTTTCTTCGCGTTCGTCAATTTCATCGGCGGTATAGACCCCGAGGATCACATCCGGGCAGTACAGTCGCGCCCAACGTTTAACGGCAAGATAGGCCAGTTGCTGACGGGGGTCGCTCGCCCACAGTGTAGAGTTGCGGACTTGTGCCTGCGAAAGCATCAGCACAAGCTCGCGAGGTTCTGATTCTCCTTTGAGGGTTGCCCAGGCGCGGACGCCCACGCCAGCTTCATCTTGCAAATCCCAGCCCGGCGCGATGTAGTCGTTACCTTTGCCGCTGGTTTTTTTAATAAAGCGACCAACGATATTTTCCCATGCACCAAACCATTCAAAATGGATCCGGTCTTTGGTTGGAGCCATGGTGTTAATTACCGCATTCACCAGTTGAGCCTCATAGCCAAGCACACCTGAGTTACCCACGATGAAGGTTTTCTGTGCCACTGCAAACGGATCCATACCCCAACGCGCTGCCTGCATCACTACAGCCATGCACGCATCTGGTTTCCCACGATAATGCTCAGGCACGAAGTTTCCACTATTGGCCATTACTTCCGAGAGCGTGCGCAGGCGGTTGAACAATTCACCGTTCGTCAGGATAGAAACGTTGTCGATCTTCTGGGTCTGGTTTTCAGTTGTTGCGACTAAATTGGACATTGTTATTCCCCCTTATGCCTGTACGCGCAGCGCTTCGAGGCGGCGCACATCAAAATCGTTGAGCTCTTCGGTGTAGTCTTCGGTAATCGGCGCCGGCCAGTCGCCAGTGTCGAAACCGTTCGCAATGGCGCGCATAGCTTTGCGGTATTCCAGCATGCCGAGTTCCAGTAGTTCTTCGGATGCCTCGATGATGGCGATCCAGTGGTAGTTCTCGTCTTTGTTAACGAATATCCAGAAGAACTGGTCAAGGGCTGCGGTTTCGCAGTACATAGCCGCGCTCAGGTGGTAATCGCGCTCGATGATTTCCCTGTGCAGCTTCGCGCGCAGGCCTTCCTGCTTGATGTTCCACATACTGATGGTTTTCAGGTCCGCTCCGATGCGCAGGCCGCCCATGTCTATCTCAAGGTCAGGACGCACGCGAACTTCCAGCCCGGTTTCCTCATCAATGCCGAAATAACTCACCTCGACGGCACGGCTCGGGTGCGTCAACAACTTGCCGGCGGTAGGGTGATTCAACAGTGCTTTCTGAATGGCCAGCGCAGTGCTCATCTGCTGGCGGGTAACCAGTATTTTTCCTTCCGGGTTTTCGCGCCACGCATCCAGCAGTTCGTCGGCAAACACGGCATCCGGTTTAACCGATTTCACGGCCTGAATCAGATCCACTTTGGTGCCTGATACTTTCAGCGGCTGCGCCTTCTGGGCCTCCTGAGCGACCATGTCAGGATTGATAATCGCCAGCTGTTCTAACAGGGCATCACGGCTACCGCTGGTTTTCACCTGGGCGGGCAGAGTGGCGTTATATTCTTTGATGCATGCCTTCATTGCGGTCGCGGTTTGCTTCTGACCGTCTTCGATGCGCTGGAACTCAGCAGGCAATGACATATAGCTCTGCCCGGTTTCTTCAACTGATGCCCCTAACGCAATCTGAGCGGTCAGTGTGGCGTTGTGAGCCTCCAGCAGTGCCTTGATGTCGTCAGCACTCAACAGCGGCGGAAGCCCCGCGTTGTACTCGTCGATAAACGCGCGGATCGTCGCAGTCGTGGTGAAGGCACCTTCCGGGATTTCCGGCTCGATACTGAATTCTTTTTCCAGCTGATCAGGCTGCAGCGCCAGTGCATGCACCAGATTGCCCATATCTAGAACAGGAGAGCGCACCTTCTGGATTGTTTTGGATACGTGGCGCGCCTCGAAATACATCAGCGATACCCGGGCATCTTTAACCATCGTGGAGCTGATGCCGTTAGCGGCGTGGTAGACCTCATTTGGCACGCCTTCATAGCGACCAGGCTCGAAATACTCCGGCCATGCTGGCGCTGCTTGTTCAGTATCTTCCTCTTCATCGCTATGAGCACTCTCGGAAACCTGGCTTTTCAGCACTTCGGCGGTAAGATCCGGGCAGCGTTCAGCCAGTATTTTGCTCATGTTCACGGCAGTTGTTTGCGCAGGAGGCTCATCAGCGCCTTCGCCTGCTGATACCGCATTATCATTTTCGTCTTCGACCGGCTGAGCCGTTTCCATCTGCACATTGCTGGTGGTTTCCCCGGAATTAGCTGGATGTAATTTTTCTTCTGCAGCGCGCTGGCGCGCCTGGTCCACGATAGAAAGTGCTGGTGCTGGTGCTGGTGCTGGCTGGCTATCCATCAGACCATCAATCGAAAAAACACCATTGCCCATGTTTGAAACTTCTGGCTGTTTGGGTTTGGTCAGGTCTTCGGTTATCCACTTCGGATCCGTGGGGTCACTGATGCCTTCGACATATTCGCCACGTTCGGCGGCCAGAACCTGATTAGCGTCAGGGCGTTTCTTTTGAGCTTCTTTCACCAGTTCGGTGCCAATTACCTGAAAGTCAGTTGGGAGAGTTTCCAGATCAGGCACACCTTCATCTCCATCGATAGCCTTTTTCACAGCGTCCAGAGTGACGGCGGCAGATGAAACATGACCAGCTTTTTCAAGCGTCTCAGCAGAAGGGGCGTCATGTTTATGCTCGGTCAGGTTCGCATTGATATAGGTCTGCAGACTTACCGGGAAATGATGAATGTCGCTGGTGGCGCCACGAATAAGGGCAAAAATGGCGGCGCGGGAATAATCCAGGATGCCTGCAACCTTGCGCAGCGCTGCCGACCATTCCTTGAACGGACTTTCTTTCTTCTGAACGATCTCTTTGGCCCGGCGGTGAATTGATGCCGGGAAATTGTAGATATCGAAATCCATTGGCATTGTGGCCAGGGCTATTTCTACATCGAGCGTATCAAGGGTATGGGTGTAGTCAGGATTGCGATCAGTTTTATTACCGCCGCCAGCATTCGTACCTGCATCAGTTTTCATAACTGAAGAAATACAGTTACCGGCAGCCCATTCCCTGGTGAGAATGCCGCGGTCGATTGCGTTCGTGGCGAACCACAGCTTTGCAAACTGGATACGCTTGCCGAGCTCATGCCGTTTCCCTTCCGGGAAGACTTTTTTATTGGCGCTGGTGAATTTCCAGAGCGCTGGCATATCGTATTTTTTGATTTCAGGGACATTCTCGGCGGCCAGGATCAGGTCCTGGACGGCTGCGTTATCAGTGTCCATTTCAAGAGCTGACAGCTCCTGCCGGTGAGGCATGCTGATATGATAAACGTGACGTTCTTCAGCCATGTACTGCGCCAGCAGCTGAGCGCGAAAGGGGAGTTCTGCCACGTTAAAAAGCGCGCTGGAATCGTCCTGGTATTCATCACTACCGAAAGTTTCCACGGTCTCAGAGGTTACTCCTGCATCATCGATGTGATGATCCGCAGGCACCTGACCTGGCTTCAGAGCCCAGGTGCGACCATCGTCGCCGAGCTGGTAGCGTTCGCACCATGAGTAATCGAGAACACCTTCCGCCGGCAGGTCATTGAATACCGGAAAATCGGTGCGAATTGGTTTTTGATAGTCTTTGCCGCGGCCTGTTTCGATCCCAGCGTCTTCCAGATCGACGTCCAGCTGCAGAAGGGCGCGAGCTTCTGATTTATTAGTGCGCCAGATTACGGCATCAGATTTACCCGATTTTTGAGTCGCTTTTATCAGATAAAAATATTCCATGTGATAGCCTCTATTTTGGATGTAGAATTCCCCGGGCCATTGGTAGCGCCCATTCAGGGTGGTCATTGGTTTTGGTAATTTCCGGTGTAACTTTGGTCGGTGGCACCGGACGTACAGCCCGCTTCGGCGGGTTTACGTTAGCCCTCGTGAGCCATCTGGTCGTGAGAGGCGCAACGTTCTGAGCAATACTCTTTTTCTTTCCGTGCGAGCTGGTTCCCCTGGAGGTACAACAGGGTGCTCACCACTGGTTTTNNCCCTCGATTGCTTTACGGCAGTAGCCGCATTTCTTCTGCATTCCTCCCCCTACATTTGCACCGTGAACCCGGCCGGATGCTCGTCCAGTACACCTTTCAGCGGATAACATTCAGCTTTCACGTGTTGCTCTTCTGCGGCTGCCTTGCAGTCATTCTCAGTGTCGTAAACGCCGAGCAGGACATCCTGATTACCGCCCGTCAGCATGCTAACGGTGAGAACCAGGGCAAACATCGTGCTCATGAAGGGTCTCCTTTTTGCGCGAGCATGTAGCACACCCGGCGGATGAAAGCTGACAGCGGACTTAAACGAACAGCCTGCTGACGAGCGGGTTTGCGTGCGAAATCATTCATAGAAATAACTCCCTCAGTGCGCTGATAAGCGCTATCCAGATGAAGAGTCCAATTACTGCCGAAATGACCATGGCTCTAATGCCTTGTTTACTCATTTCAACCTCTGCCTTGTCGCCGGCCAGCGGAACGTTACTACCTACTGCGCATTGATATTTCCACCTCATCCCGGCATTCGTATGCTCCGGGCAGCTACTTCGTGGGCGTCCTGCCTTGGTGGGTTGCTGCTGGTAATAAGTAAAACATTGCTTTACTATTAAGTCAAGTTTAGATGAATTGATTTGTAAAGCATTGCTGTATCCGGCGATGGGGTGCATGGCTTTAGTCGCGGTTTTCCGTATGTGTTATGCTCACAAAAACATCAATGAGGGCTAATGGTATGCGGTATGACGATGAGTTTTTCGCGAAGATGCACCCGCAAATAGCGCAGGTTATCGGGGTAGCGGTTATGCAGCTACTGGTTGAGAAGCAAGAGCCGTCAAGAGAGGCGCTGATAGAGATGATTCAGGTGTTGTGGCAGGAAGACCATGTCGATCTGGCTGTGGAATTGGCCCTTGACGTTCTGTCGCTACCAAAAGAGTACGGATAATAAAAAACCGGCGCGGTGGCCGGGTCATTATGTGCAGATAATATCTTGATGATTCAATAGTGAAATCGGCGGCTTAAACCCCTGGATCACTTAAGAACTAATTCATTCAAAGCATCAATAATCTTGGATACGTAGCTACCGAAAACGTAAACGCAGAATGAGAAAACTCCAGCTACAACGACGCCCGTTGCTTTAAACGTTGTTTTCATGGACGAGATACCGGTTTCGATATTGGCCAGCCTGCTATCTACAGACCTGATGTCTGTTTTTAGTTCAGCTATATCACGCTTGATGTACTCAACATCAGATTCAAGCTTAGCGATTCGCGATTCCATATCAGGCCCTCTACCATTGCCACTGTTAGAGGAAGCAGAAATTCCCTTCCTCTCTACAGTGAAGCTTATACTACCTTGCTGATAGGAGGGAATTGATATTTCTGCACTATCACCAACCATAAGTTAGCCTTCAATCCTTACATCAATGAAAGACACTGCCGCCCTAGTTTCAGCTTCATTCCCGCCCTCAACATTCAGTGTGGCATCGAT